TATACTCGCTACGGACTTCGAGAGAAGGTTATAGAGGCTCCCTTCGTTTATGATCTACAGACTGCGATAAGAATAGCGAGAGATAAGATTCGAGCCCATGCTCTAGGGAACTACGCTATCGAGATCTCTGCAGCTCCAAAGTATGGATATCTGGATCTCGGAGATATTGTTTCTATCTCTTCGGATAAAGTCGGATTCTCTAACCATAAGTGCCAGATCGTGGCTAAATCTTGGAGCGATAACCGATGGAGATACGTACTCCATATCGAAGATAATCCTCTCGTAACCATCCGAGAGTAATACTTTCCCATCTTTCTCTATTTTCAGAGGTATAGTAGCATTATGATAGTATATTTAGATAGACAACATGCAGGCCAGATCCACAGAATAAACGCAAGAGGAGCGGAGGCTAGTCCTTGCCCTGCTTTCGCTAATGGTATGGAAGCAATCTATACAGGTTATCTCTCTCTGATGATAGAGGAGAAACTATTAGAGCATGGTGTTAAGGTTATGCCCATTGGAGATGGGAAATATTCAGAAAGACACAATAGAGTGAATGAGTATTCAAAAAAATTTCCACAAGATAAGCAGGTCTATCTCGCTTTACATCTTAACGCAGGTGGAGGAGATTACGCTTCTTTCTTTCATATGGGAAGTACAGGAGGATTAACTCTAGCAAGTTCAATATGTGATAAGTTAAGAGAGGCATCTCTTCCGGGTCTAGTTAGATGTTTACCTAAGAAGGCCTCTCCTAATGATTGGACTAAAAATGCACACTACACAATCAAGGGAGTAAAAAAACCTATTGCTCTTTGTTGTGAACCTCTCTTCATGGGTACCCATAGAGATCTACTTACCTTCGAACACTTACAGACAATCGGAGGAGCGATCGCTTCCGGTATTGTTTCCTGGAGCCTGTAATGGAACAAGAGCTTATCAATCTTCTATTGAATGGTGGAGCTAATATCGCTTTTGGTATGTTCTTATATATGCAGAATAAAGAACTCCAGAAGAGAGCAGATTCTAGAGAAGCGAAGCAGGAAAAAAAAGAAGAGGATCTAAGGGCTCGATACGATAAGGTTATCTCTGATATGCAAATTAGAGAGGATGCCATTAGAAAAGAACTCGTATCGGAGATAAACGATATGGATAAGCGGTTAACGATGCTAGAAACAAAGATAGAGCATATCTTTAATATCGTAGATGAGATTAAAGCGAAGTTCGTAAGGGTAGGATAATCCTTTCGATCTCCTCATCTTGGAAGAGATCCCAAGCTGCTCTCTTGAATATGGTTTTATCTTGCGGGCCTGTATTCTCTACATAGAACTCGCTAAGGAATGGAACGAGCCCATCGATAGCGGAGTACAATCTTCGAGTATCGATTATGGCCATCCAGAGTTTACCGGAGTAGAGAAAGCCTTCCATAGTAATATCGGAGATCTCTCCTCCGTTCTTTATCGAATCCAATCGAGAAGCAATCTCCAGAGGCATCTCCGGATACTTTGTTCTCTTCCATCTTAGAGCGAAGTGTCTAGCAGGTCTACTCTTCCATAATCGAGCGGATACAGTAAGATCCTTATCGGTATCATTTTCTCGATATGTATAGTCTATTCCATGCTTAAGATCCCGATCGGTACCAATCTCTGTTCTCCATTCACCGGGGAATCTTTCTGCGAGAGTAGGTACTACCCAATCAAACCATAATCGATCGCTTTCTTTTAATCTGTATTGTGTGTTCATCCCGTAGCCTCCGGACTCGATGCACTATAGCATAAAAATAAATGAAAAAACATTCATTTTATTGATACACAGTATAGAAAAATATGTTATAGTTATTTATATCCAATAAGGGATACAAACAAGAGGTACAAAATGACTTATCAAAACTTAACACAGTACGAACTAAACATCGAAGTAACTAGAATCCTTAACGTATTCGAAGAAGATAAAGATAGTGGGTATACACTTCTTACAGTAAAAGAAGAGCTTAATCTCATTATCCGAGTACAGGAGCTAGAGAGAAGATTACAAACTCAAATAGTAATCGAAGGTATCTATAACGATACTCTTGGAGAGTAATCAATCAATCCGGGGAGGGCCTTCCTCCCCATTCACTCAAAGAGGTACAACAATGAAACCAACCAAAGAACAAATAATAGGCCATATCCTAGTAACTGGGGCCTTCTCTGCGATCTTCGCTACTTATGCTCTCCTATGCTATGCGATGGGGGTGTAAGATGTTCCAACTTAATAGAATGGATGAAGATAGAACCTTCTCTCTTAATATTACCTTTAAAATGAAAATAAATAATTTTATGGATAGAGATGAGCAGATTATCCGCGTTATTGATGATCATTCGATAGAATCTCTCATTAAAAAACAACTCCCATCAAAGCCTCAAGTTTTTGTATATAAAAAAAGAATTAAGCAGATTCATGAGCAAAAAATATTAGAAAGACAATACGGTCGATATCAGATGATGGAATATAGAATTACTTTGAAGGTAGAAACAGTAATTAACTATGGGGGTGTAAGATGAACAAGCGAAGAAGAAACTACATAAAAGAGAATGGAAGAACATCTCTTCGAAAGATGAGCAACAAGAGAACACCCTCTAACCCCATCTTCTTAGATGATACTCCATCTAGAAAGATAGGCTCTCTCTGTAAAGTCTGGAGCTCTATTTATTGCTCTTGGGTATACGAGGCTACAGTAGAGGTCAATGGGCTAGTACTCCGTAAAGAGATCTATACAGGAGATCCGCTTACCGTTATTTTATGGGCTCGAGAGAAGTACCAGGCTATAAAAAATCCTAGGTTCGCTTGGGTAATACAGAAGGATATCTCCGAGAGTGATTTTACAATCGAGGATATAGCGGATACTATCGGGATTACAAAGAACGCGATCTCTAAGTGGATCTCCGGAGATTCTCATCCTACTTGTCCATATCTAGTTAGGTTATGTAAGATGCTCTACGGAGTTTACTGGGAAGCACAGTATCTAATACTCTCTAAGATCTTAGAGATGGAGCGAGTATAATGTGGAAGCTAGCCTATCAAAGTATTATCCAAGGCCCTCCGGTAGCAATGGGGAGGCCTAGGATAACTCGAACCGGAAGAGCATACACTCCGAAAACGAGTAGAACCTATAAGGATGAAGCGGTTAAGGCTCTTAAGGATGGAACCGGAGAGGATTGGATTCCTCTCGATGGTATCTTTAAGATTAAAGTATCCTTTGTGCATCCGAGAACGAAGAGATTACACCTGCAGAAGGGTAGCCTCCCTCATGGTAGAATCTGGAGGCCTAAGAAGCCCGATATCGATAATCTTCTTAAGATGGTACTCGATTGCATTACCCAATCGGAGATCTGGATAGATGATAACCGCGTGGTATCTCTTACTGCGGAAGATTACTACTGCGGAGAAGATGAGGAAGCCCATACACTCTTCTCTATCTACCAGTGGAGGGAAGATGCGTAAGGATCCAAATATAAATCTCTCTCTCGGATGCTCTCTGCAGGCTATGCGAGATATGGAAGATAACCAATACGATCTAGCGATAGTCGATCCTCCTTATGGACTAAAAAAAGCAGGTGTCAAAGGTGGAGGAAAAGTTAAAAATAGAGCATTTAATAGAACTGATGTCTTTAGATGGGATATTGCACCTCCTCCAGAATACTTCGAGGAACTCTTTCGAGTATCCAAGAATCAAATAATCTGGGGTGGCAACTACTTCGATCTTCCTCCTACGAGATGCGTTATTGCTTGGGATAAGATGCAACCTTGGGAGGACTTCTCAGGGTGGGAGATGGCCTGGACTTCTTACAATAAGCCAGCTCCCATTTTTAAGTTCGATAACAGAACTAGAGGAAAGATCCATCCTACGCAGAAGCCTATCGCTCTGTATAAATGGTTATTAGAGAAGTTCGCTAAGGAAGGAGATAAGATACTCGATACTCATCTAGGGAGCGGTTCTATCGCTTGCGCTTGCTACGATCTGGGATTCGATCTAGATTCATGGGAACTTGATACAGGGTACTTTAAGAAAACTTCGAAGAGGTTCCAAGAGTACTCGAAGCAAAGTAAACTATTTTAAGGAGGTTAAGATGGATAAGAAGTTTAAGATAAGCACCTTCTCGAATAAGTTTACGAGGATTCCAGTACCTGCAGAAGTATCTCTCCGCAATCTAGCGCGGGCTCTAATGATGCCTTCGAAGCCCTTCCCAGTACGAGAGAAAGGAAGCCTCCCTCTCTGGAGTCCTACTACCTTTAACGGGAATCGAAGCGGAGTTAATGCTATCGAGATCTCCTGTTTAGTATTCGATATGGATGATGGAACGGACTGGGGCCATCGATACAGTTTTTCTAAGTATCATTACATAGCCCATACCTCCTTCTCTCATTCCGAAGAGATCCACAAGTGGAGGATTATCCTTCCTCTTGAGGAGCCTATCCCCGCTATCGATTGGAAGAGAGCAGCGAAGGCAGCTAAGGAACTATGGGATAATACAATAGGAGAGGGAGAGCCAGATTCTAATGCTCTAACGGATTGCGCTAGAATGTATTATCGTTTTGCATACCCGGAGCGAAAAGACAAGGATCTTCAATCTACTGCAGCCCATAAAGGAAAGGGTCTTTTAAGATTGGATTATTCCCATATTCCAAAGGAAGAGCCGAAGAAAAGATATGAACGATGGAAGTCAAGGAAGGCAGGAGCTAAGATCGGAGTAGAGGGATTATTCCACAATCTAGATTTTAGAATGAAGATAGCGAACCGGATAGGGGCTAGCATAGATGGGAATATCGCAAGGAATGTAACTTGCCCTTCCTGCGGTAGAGATGAAGTCTACTTCTCAATAGATCCTTATCTTCCCCATTCTGTTTTATGGCCTCACTGTAACCGCGCTAATAAATGCGGATGGTGGGGAAGATTGGAGGACTTGATACAATGACTTACAAAGAAGTAATCCCTAAAGGGTGTACTCCCTTCGGAATGTTTATCTTTAGAGCTGCAGAGCGTAAGAATCTAACACTCAAAGATGTAGCCCTTAAGACAGGAATCTCGAAGCAGACTTTAAGAATCTATCTAACCGGATCCAGATATCCGAAGATCGATAGATACATAGCCTTAATCGAAGTTATATCAGATAGTCGAGAGGAGTTCCAGATCAATCTAATAGGAGGCTTATCTGTAATGAGTGAACATATGTTCGCAGATAGAAGGCTCCGATATAAAGAGAAAATAAACGATAACAACAATCCCAAATAACAAAAAATACGGAGGTACAATGTATTTTAATAAATGGGTTCAAAGCAAGATAGAGCAATTATCTATCACAAGGAGGCATCTTTGCGATATCTCCGGGATATGCTACTCGAGTATATCTCTATCTAAAAAGTTCCAACCTAGACTAGTTAATCTTGTGCTAGTGTGTGAGGTACTAAACGAAGAGCAAGGAGGAGATAAATCTTCTCTCGATGCTCTCATATTAGAAGCGATTAGAGTAAGTAGCAGAGAGTATCGCTTCGCTATGGAAAGACTCGAAGAGGTGAAGACATGATCTTTAATGAATGGTTAAAAATGAAGGCTGCAGAGCTAGAGATTACTAGAAAGTATCTCGCAGAGGTAACCGGTATCAACTATCGAACCTTACAGACTACGAACACCTTCAGACCTCGCTTAGATAATCTCGTTATCCTTTGCGAAGTTATGAATAAGGTACAAGAGGGAGATAAAGATTCCTTCGATGGGTTGATTATCGAAGCGATTGCAGC